AGGAAAAGAAGGAAAAGAAGGAAAAGAAGAATAAGAAGAAGTCTGAAGAAAATAAAGATTAAATTATAATGGTATAATCTATAATTTAGATTATTAATGTATATTATATATTTTTATATTTTATTTTTCATATTTGCTATATTGTTTACACATCAACATTTTTCCAAAAATCTTCTGCTGTAATAAATTTAATTCCCATTCTATCTGCTGTTGTTTTGTCTGTTTTTCTATCTCCAACTAAGATACATTTTGAAGGATTTAACTTTAGAGTTTCTATAAAAGATATAACTTGACCTACTTGTGGTTTTCTACAATAGCAAGTTAATGGAAAGGCATTATGAGGACAATAAGAAATATTTAGTTCCTTATTTGTTAATCCTAACATTTCACAAGTTTTATTCATACATGCAATAACATTACTTTCGCTAATAATTCCTTTTGAAATACCAGACTGATTACTTATTCCAAGTAGTTTATATTTATTTTTCTGAAGTTCTTTTAATATTTTTTTCTGTTCTTCTAGAGGTATAAACTTTGTAGGTTCTACTTCTTCCGGAATTAGAGGATATTTGTGTTTAAGATGCTCTGTATATCGCAAAGTTCCATCTATATCAAAAAATACTGCCTTATTTCTGTATTTTCGACCATCCCATTTAATAATAGGTTCTTCTATTATTATTATTTTTGTAAATCCTTCATCTAATTTTGGGGTTTCTATATTTTTTCGCATAGAGAATAAAGTAGCCGGTGGAAATATGTTAGGATCTTTATATGCCTCTGTATTTTTTTCAGCTTTTCCTGTCATATACAAGCGTTTATATCTATCAAACATTCTATGTAATGTTTTAACCTGACTATCTTCAATAGTATTTATAATATAATGAGCTTCTATTGGAACATTTACACTCTGTGCCAATTTAATAAATTTCTTTCTTATATCTCGAGTAATATTTGTATTATCAATAATTATATTATATTTATTTTTAGTTTCTAAAAGTTCCTTTAATTTAGATAAAATATCTGTTATAGCACCTCCTAATGTATCTCGTGATAATATAATCCCATTTTTAGTTTTAGAATATTTTCCTAGCAATTTTTTAGCATATGTAGATTTACCTGACGCTGGAAATCCTACTATAATTATTATTTTATTCTGAATTTTACAATCCATAATATATATTCTATTTTATTATTATATGTAATCATTTTTATATTTTTTATATTATATATATTGTAGGGTTTTAATAAATAATTTATTTTATTCTATAATATTTATAAATTGTATAATAGTATAATAATATATAGTATAACATTATGCTATGCAAAAGAGATAAAGAAATCCATTGTAGTACTGTTAAATATATTCCGTACATTATTTTAATCTACTTATTATACATATATATATATTATATAAAATGTATATATAAATAAAATATAGCAAAAATTACTAAATAAAAAACCTCATATAAAAATATACTATCATTATATTCTTTTACAATAAGTATAAATAATATTATCTGAATGAATAATAATATTATTAAAATATAACAAGGTTTCTTATTATAATACATAACACACATTAGAAACATAAAAAATATTATAGAAGTAAAAGCTATACATGAAAATATATAATGATATAAATGTCCTTCATTAAAATATATTAAACCATATATAGAAATCAATAATATACTTATTGATACTAGATAATATATATTATTTCTTTTGTATTCATAAAGTATTATAACAATACCCATCAGTAACATAAAAAATAATATAATATATTTTAATTTTTCATTAGATATTATACTTGATATACTGCTATTATTATTATAATATGAAGAGATATATATAATTGGTAATTGATAAATTATAAGTGCCATAAGTAGCAAAAAATTTTTACTTTCCATTTAATTTAATAACAATAATAAAAATTGATTTAAGATTATAAAATATTATTTATATAACAGAATGACAACATTAAATTGCAATAATATTAATAAAACCTTGCATATTACTGCTGATATTTATAATATTATTATGAAAAATCGTGCTGCTATTAATAGATGTAATAATAAACAATTAGATGATAATACATATTACAGACAATTTTATAAAAAAAAGAATTTTGAAGATTTAGTCAAAAAAAATCAATTATTTTGTACTAATTTCTGCGGAGGCGATATTAATAATTGTTCGTGTTTTGTAAGGTATAATAAAAATGGTTCTGTATAATCTTATAAATATTAACATATATATTTTATATATTTAGTTTTTTATGAATTGTTTCAAGTGCTCCTTCAATCCATGATTGTCTTTCACTATATGTTTCTCCTAATATATATATATTTTTAACTAAAAATATTTTATCTATATCTTCTTGTATTTTTTTTGAATCAACTCCGACCTTCCATAGATGATCTCCAGCCTCCCAATAATGTCTTGTAATCCATTCTGGTTCTTTTATATTTTTATCAGGAAACATTTCATTTAATATTTTTGTTAAATATTTAATAATATCTTTATCACTTTTAAAATTATTCCAAAAATCAGCATTATAACTATCACTATAACTTATTTGTATTAACCCATTTGTATAATCTATTGGTATTATGAATTGTATTTTATTTTGTGCAAGTGTTTTTGGCATATCTTTAAACCATACGTCTTTATATTTTGCATATATCCGTAATAAATTACCATCTTTAACCGAATTAAACAAATAATCATATTTTTTAAAATATTGTATATTCATATAATCACATCTTTTTATAGTTAAATAAAGTGAAGAATAATAGTATAATACACCATTAACAATAATGTTTTTTTTATCATCATAAACGTCTTCTAATATAGAAGATAATTTAATATTAACTCCAGCATCTTTTATGTAATTATATAATACATCACATAATATCTGAATACCACCTTGTAATACATAGAACTCTTTATTTTTTAGATCAAAATCTTTTCGCAATGTTAATAATCCGTTATAAGCATTCATATCATAAAATTCAGCAATATATCCCAACGATATTTTCAATAATTCAACTTCATTTGTAGGTAATATAAGTGAAAAGTAATTTTCTAAATTATATTTATTAAGATCATATTTATTTTTATTTATTTTTTTTTCAATAGCATATTTCCATAAATCATTTAAGTTTTTATATTGAGATTTATAGTGTTTTAATAATTGCTCTTCATTATATAATTTACCATCAACAAAATAATTATTATTTTTATTAATGTTAATTATTTGTTCCTGTAAGTTAAAATCATTAATTAATTTTGTAACATATTTATGTTTTTTTCCTAATCTACCAGCACCTGCCGAATATTTATATCCGCGATTTTCATATGTATAAATACGACCACCTATTCTATCAGATTTTTCAAATATTATTATATCTTCTCCTGCTACTCCTTTAAGAAGTAATTTATACGCAAGATATAACCCTGATATACCGGCACCTACTATTAAATTTTTCATATATCTTTAATATTTATAATAATTTTAATTATATAAATAATTATAAAAATGAGTACATAATTAAAAAAAATTTAGAAATTTATAAAAACTTTTAAAACTTTAAGAAAAATAAAATTATGTACTCATTTTGAATATATTAATCCTACCACATTTTTACTCATTTTTCTTTCATAATCCTCATCTATTTCTGCTAATTTATTATCACTTTTTCTAATATCATCATATTCATAGGTTTTCTCAGCTATTTTAATAATAGTTGTATAATGTCCGCTATTTATTGTAGTACCTTTATGTAATATTATAGAACGTAATAGTAAAGGCTTTTTATCACCCTTAATATTTATTTTATTAGGATATATAATATTAGTAGTTAATTTATTTCTTCCAGAATTACGATATAATTGAATAAATAATATTCCTTTTGTTTTTATGATTTCATATTTTTTTTCATAATATTTAACAAGTTCTCCCTTAGAATTAGTATAATAATTATTTCTGTCTAAATTATATTTTTCTGTTTTTATAGGTATTAATGTAGATATATCAAGAACATTAATATTCATTAAATTATAAGATGATATTTCTACTATCATATTTTTAACATATTTATTATTACCATCTTTAATCTTAATATTTTCTTCAAAATTAAAAATTTTATCTAAAAATGTAAGTAATTCAAAAATATCTATTTGTTGTGTACGCCAATTATCAGAACTATTAAAAAAAATCTTATTATTTGAATTTTGCTTAATTAGATGATTATAATATTTATCCAAATATTTTCTAATATAATAACATTGTTTATTGGAAATGTCTTCATTTTTATTTATATATCTATATATTTTATATATTTCCTCTTGAATTTTTTTAGGATATCTCTCTGATAACTCATTTTTAAAAAAGGAATTATAAAGAACTCTATTTTTAAAATGAAATAGAGCAACAAACAAACTATCTATATAACAACTATTGTTTTCATTAGATATATTAATATTATATTTATTTTTTAAAATACTTTTGCCAATTTTTCCATCAATATTTACACATCTATTTGTTATAGGATTTAGTATTTTTTTTTCCGGACACTCTTTCATATTATAAATATTATAATATTCTAATATTATCATATATATAAAATTTAGATGTATATGATAATATAAATATATAATGTCTTATAGAAATGAACATGGATATATAAACATACTAAAAGATGTTTTAGAAAAAGGAGAAACAAAATTAACAAGAAATGGTGAAGTATTGTCAAGATTTGGTTATATGATTGAATTTGATAATATTTCACAATTATACCCATTACTAACAACAAAAAAAGTTTTTTTTAGAGGAATAGTTGAAGAATTGCTTTGGTTTATAAGAGGTTCTACAGACGCAAATGAATTAAAGAATAAAAATATAAACATATGGAATGGTAATTCTTCACGAGAATATTTAGATAGTATTGGATTGAATAATTATAACGAAGGAGAACTTGGACCTGTTTATGGATGGCAATGGCGTAATTTTGGAAAAAAATATATATCAAAACATACATCACTAGATACATCACTAGATACATCACTAGATACATCACTAGATACATCACTAGATACATCACTAGATACATCAACTATAAATAATATTGATGATAATAATAATGATAATAATAATGATAATTCATATTGTGGTTTTGATCAGATTAAATATATATTAACAGAACTTCTTAAAGATAATAATAGTAGAAGAGCAGTATTATCAGCATGGAACCCACAAGATTTAAGTAAAATGGCATTACCTCCGTGTCATATATTATATATATTTAATAAAACTAGAGATGGTTTATGTTGTCATTTAACATTAAGAAGTTCTGATTTATTTTTAGGATTACCTTTTAATATAGCAAGTTGTGCTTTATTAACAATAATTATAGCTCATATATTACATATTAATGCTTCTAAAATATGTTTATCTTTATGCGATTCTCATATTTATAAAGAACATATTGAACAAGTTAAAAAACAAATAGACTTAGAAATATATAATTCACCTAAACTTATTATTAACAAACAACCGCCATTAATTGAAAGTTCTATAGAAGAAAAAATAGAATGGATAGAAAATTTATCATATGAAGATTTCCAACTAATAGATTATAAATCTCATAATAAATTACAAGCAGTAATGAGATAAATATATTTATCCACAATTTCCTGTTAAATAATTCGCAAAGAAATAATATATTAAGTAAAAAGGACCTAAAATGAAGGCAAGTAATGTAAACATAAACCGAGAAGTTTCTCCAGATTGTGCTTTGCAACTAAAAGCTAAATAGGCAGCATATAAACTAATAGCTATAGATAATATTTGTATCAATAATAATTCAATCATATCTAATTATATAATAGATATATTTATTATTTATAATAAATCATAATTTGTATAATGCTTTCCATTTATTAAACTTTTCATCATATATACATGCAAACTTTATAAATGTCATAGCATTTTTATCTCTAAATGCCGTTCTCAATAATTTACTATCTTTAATTGATTGAACTAATGCTATCCCAATAGGTGGTTTATCATTTGTATTTTCAGTTTCATATATATTATAAATATCTGGTTCAAGAGTTTTCATTAAATATAATGGTTTAGTATTTTCATTTACATGTTCAATTATAATATCATTATTTTCAACTGGCAATACAATAGTTTGTTCATGAATTATACATTCTTCTTGAGATATTGTCTTATTTATTTGATTATCAATTGTTTTAAATTCAGCTATATCTTTTGTTTTTCTTATTACATCTATAACACTTGTTTCATCAAAATTATATAATTTAGGTTTATATTTTAAATCATATGGCCATATATATATACCTCTACAAGTATAATTAAGATTTTTAGATAGCAATTGAAGTTCATCTATAGATTCTTTAAACATATTATAATAGCATTTGACTTTGTAATTACATACATCTATAGTACTATCAGGTGTATATTGTGTTTCGAGCATATTATATATAATATCTAATCTTTGTGGTAAAGTTTTATTATTTAAATATTTACCCTCATAACATATTATATCATTTATTAAAAAGGTCCATGTATTATCTTTACATTTAACTAATTCTCCATCAAGAAGAGTGTTTTTAAATAATTTTTTACAAAATAATCCTCTTCCAAAAATAATTCGAGGTCTTTGATAACCTGGATGTATTTTCTTGTCTATATAATACATAGTTTCTACATCATTATATAGTGTAAAATAAAGGTAATATCTGTTGCCATTTGATCGTAAATTCATCATATGATTTGTTAATACTATATTAATATTTGAATTATCTAAATTATGATGATGTCGTTGTAATATTTTAATTTTATAAAGAGAATTCAAATCATTTAATATACTATCCTTATGTTCATTACTTTTAATATTTAAAGCTATTCTATTTGAAAAACTAATTATACCTTGCATTTTATTAATATATTTAATTATATTTATATATCATTTTTTGTTATATATATTTTGTTATATATCTGTTATCTTTTAATAAAAATTGATTTTATAAGATACAATAAATTATATCTATTAATTTTTAGAAATGAACATTTTTACTGATAATTATCTTCATGAATTACCAGAAGAAATTCAAAAAGATATAATTAAATTATCAAAAAAAAGAAAATGTAACATAGTATATAATTTTTATAACGAAGAAATTTGTTTTATAAATCATTTAATAGATACAGATATTAATGATAAAATTCTCAACTTTATATTTATATTAAAAGATATTGAATACGATGTAGAAGATGAAAATTATAAATACTTTTATGATAAATATTTGCGTATTTACCATTTTAAAGTATTAGATGCTTTACAAGAATATATTAATGAGATAATATCTAATTATTCTATAGATATTATTCGAAATTCTATGTTCAATAATAAAGAAAATTATGAAATTGAAGAGATGTTCAAAGAAAGATATCCTATACATTTTGATAAAATTGAAAGAAAAAAAGGTTGCTATATTAAAGCATATTATGCTTTAATTCTCGGAACTGCCTATACTTATAAATGGTCTAAGCAATTATGCTAATAATGCTAATAATGATAATAATGATAATAATGCTAATGTATTTATATTTTTTATATAAATATTTAATTATATTATTATCTAAAGTAATTAACACATATAATTGATATGTTTAATACTTTATATTACATATTTTCAGATGATAATATAATAATAAATAGATATATTAATGAAAATTTTAACAACATTGAAATAAAAAAACTTAGATATGAATTAATAAAAAAAGATAATGAATTTAAAATACTTCAACTAAAATATAATAAATTATTAAATAGTAATATCAAGAAAGATAATGAACTTAAAATGCTTCAACAAACATATAATAAATTATTAAATAGTAATATCAAGTTTGAGCTTAATAATAAAATAAAACACAAAGATAATAATATTACTATCAATTCAACTATAAAAAATAAACCAGATATTAAATATAGTAAAAATATTAGTACTCTCGATGTTATACTAGATACTGAAAATTCATCTGATGAATATGAAAATATTGAAAATATTGAAAATATTGAAAATATATAAAATATAAAAGTTTTTATTTTTATACATGTTTCATCGTAAATTTATGTAATTATATAAATAATTAACATTATAATAATGTATGAAAGAGTTTATTAACTTATACAATGAATGGTTTGATAATAAAAATTGGTGGTTTTCAAATAATAATAAAATAGATGTTTATCTATGTGATAAGTATTTTTGTTTTATAAATTCAACACTTATTATTTATAAAGAATATAGTAATATTTATAATATTTATAATAATAAAATAATTATAGGATGTATTATATTATTAGACCAGATTACAAGACATTATAAACGTGTATATGATAATAATATAGATGTAATAGAATATTCGCAAAAAGCTATAAATTTTTCTAACTTATTATTATATTATAATGATTATACCTCATTTACTATCGATGAACTAAATTTTATATACTTACCATATAGACATGTTAAAGATATTGATAAAATATACGAAATTATAAATAATTATATTATTTTATATGATAAAGGTAATGAAACAGAACGTTCTAAATGTAAGAGGTATATTACAGCAACTCTTAATAATATTTACAAAGATATAAATATATTATCAATGAATAATAAAATTAATGTTAATAAATGGGAAGATATAAATAAATATATATTAGATCCAATATCTATTTCTAATAATTCTAATAATTCTAATAAGAATACTATAGTGACTTATGATAATTTAATTATTTATAGTAATATGTTGGAAGAATTAGAAAAATTAAAAGATAATTCTACTATTATAGTTTCATTATCTGGTGGAGTTGATAGTATAGTAGCCTTACATGTTTGTAAATATATAAAAGATATTAATAATAGTAAAAAAATTAAAAATATTATAGCAATTCATATTAATTATAATAATAGAGAAACATCGGCTGATGAATTAAATTTTATTAATTATTATTGTGATAAATTAAATATTAAATTATATTTTAGAACTATTGAAGAAATTAGTAGAAATAAATGTTTACATAATGGTCTGCGTAATTTATACGAGGAAATAACAAAAAATATTAGATATGATATGTATCGTCTTAATATTAATAATAATAATACATATGTTTTATTAGGACATAATAAAGACGATTGTTTTGAAAACATATTAACTAATATTTCCAATAAAAGCAATTATAACAATTTATCTGGTATGGAAGTATTGAAGGAAATAGATGGGATAAATATGTGGCGTCCTTTTCTTAATATTGAAAAAAAATATATTATTAGTTATGCTATTGCTAATAAAATACCATTTCTATATGATAGTACACCTAAATGGTCTGTTCGTGGAAAAATAAGAGATATTATAAAACCAGCATTCTTAAAATTGAAAAATAACGAAGATATAGAAGATAATAGTATTATTGATTCCTTCTTTGATTTGAAAGAATATATTTCAGAAACTCAAAATATATTTAACGATTTAATAATAAATAATTTGATATCTAAAATAGAATATGATAAATTATTAAACCAATATAATGCTTTATTTAGCAAAACCGAGTTACTATCTCTAAGATATATTCCTATATGCGAATTGTTTTTCAAAAATTTAAAAATTAAATGCTCACATAAAGCTATGAAAGATTTTTCTAAATATATTTCTAATTATAGGGAACGTTCTTTTGTATTAAGCAAATCTTGTATAATAAATATAGCAAATAGTGAAAATAATTATATTATTATAATAAAAATATGATAGGTTTTTATTTTATTCAAGATAAATATATGTATAAATTTAGTAGTATTAATAAAAAAGATAAAGAATTAAATATCAATCAAGAAAAAATGAATGAAGAAAATGAAAGTTTACTTACAAAAAAAAATAGCGATAATAATACTAACGATAAGATAAAAATAATATATAATAAAATATTAAATTACATATTTTTATCATGTGTCATATTATATAAATTATAGTATAATGGTATTTTATTTTCAAAAGGAAAATAAAGGTTATTGTAAATATTATTATAGCTTTCTATTTTTAATGGCTTGATCATTATTTTTTTTATTTCAAATAATGTAATTTTTAAAGACCCAATACTTTCATTTAGAAAGTTTACAATATTTGTTATATTATATGTAGATAATTTAGCGATTATAATATTATCTATAGCCACACTCGTCCTATTTATTGTATCTGTTGGTACGATATTAATATTCATAGCTTTACAAATAGGAATTAATGTAAATGATATTAAAGATAACATAGTTACATAACGAAATATTTTATACATAATTATTATATATATATATATTAATCCTTATATTATATTATTTATTATTAAGTAATTTATCTTTCTGATAATTTAAGAGATTTATTATCAAGCAAAGCATAAACTGGTATATTTGCTATTGGTAAATCTGTTTTTTGTTTTTTTAAAGAATAATCATAGATTTCATCAATATCTTTATTATCAGCATTACCAGACATTTTTGAATTATATACATCATTTAAATCTTTATCAAGTATATTATTTTTTTCATAAGGTCTCATAAGTTCTATATCAAAACTATCATTATTACTTTGATAATTATTATTAAAAAGCAATATACTATCTTTATTAGTACATTCAATATCATTCTTGTTTTTTAAAACCTTATAATCTTCATTGTATAAATTTACAAGTTTAGGAGGTGCTATATCTTTAATCTCTCGAGTTTCTCGAGTTTTCTTAATATCTTGTATATAATCATCTTCTTTCAATACATCTATTTTATTAGGAAGTAATATAGGTTTTGAATTTATATAATTATTATAATAATAAAATACATAATATCCTATTGCTAATATTAATAATACTGATAAAATTACAAATAATATATCTTCATAATTATTAGCTTCTATTTTCATTTTCTTTATTACTATATTAGATTAATATTTTAATCATCGTCATTAATAAACATAGGTTTTTTATTTTTTTTATCATCTGTATATTCTTCATCAATATCATTATTATTAATATATTCTATTTTCTCATTATCTTGATAATAAGATATATTATATCTATTATTATTATAAAATTTTAAACGAGCATTATTTTTTCTATTAAATACAGAAAATTCATCTGCTATATCTATACACAAAGGAGTATATATTCTATCCTCTGGTCTTTCACGAAGAATTCTTCCTATTGATTGTTGAATGTCTGAAATTGGAGAAGCTAATATTAATGTATTTAATGAAGGAACATTAAATCCTTCTGATGCTAACTGGAATGTTGCTAAAATAATTTGTTTTTCTGCTGATTTATTTAAATCTCCTTGTTTCATTCCGCCAACATAATAACCATAATCTTTATTTGCTATATTATTTTCAACAATTAAATCTTCGATTGATTTTAATTGCCCTCTTCTTTCACTTAAAATTAATACTCTTCTTTCAGGTTCCTTTTTTAAAATATCAATAAGAATAGATATAATATACTCATTTCTCGGATTAAAAGAACATATATTATTAATCATAGCAGCAATATTTTCTTTTCCATTCCACATTTTCTTAACAGCAGAATATTCTATATTCGGAACAAAATATTTATGTATATTTATATCTACATCAGTATACTCTTTATTTTTTAGAGTATATACAGAATTTCCTATATAATATTCAAAAACCTTTCGCATTCCGTCTTTACGATTTAATGTAGCAGATAATCCAAGGATAATAGGATTATTCAGTTTTTTAAAAGCTCTACAAAAAACTTGAGCTCCTGTATGATGAACTTCATCAATAATCACAAATCCAATATCTTCAAAAATTTTACTATTATAATCTCTCATCGCAAGAGATTGTAGAGATGCTATAATAAAATCCTTGTTTTCAGTATCTACCTTATTCTGTTTAATTATCCCTATATTGGAATCAGGGGCAAATTGTTTAACAGTATCTATAAATTGTTGATTTAAGAAATCTTTATGACTAACAAACATTGTTTTCTTTTTAATTTGACAAGCAATATATAAACTCATTATAGTCTTTCCAAATCCACAAGGAACGGATATAATCCCACCCATTTTTAAAGGATTATATGCAGCTTCTAAAAAGTTTTTAACAGGTTCTATTTGCGTCTCTCTTAATTTACCTATAAAATTTACAGAAATATCAGCTCCTCCTGTCAATTTACAAATTTTTGGAATTCCAAAATTTTTTAATCCATAGTATCTAGGTATATATATCCTATTTTCCGTTTCTTTATATAATTCAAAAGAAACTTCATCTTCTTTTTTATTATTACCCATATCAAAATTTACCACAGGCTTCATGGTAAGTTCTTTTTTAATCTTTTCTAATTGTTTTTCTTCTAATGATTTTTTAGAAATACTATATCCGTTTAATGACAACATTTAGTTTATTGTTAGTATACATATTATAATATACATCATTTTTTTATATGAATTATAATAGAATATAGAATAAATATAAATAAATGATTATTAACTCTCTAAGATTATTAGCATTTATATTTTTATTCGCTATTATAATTATTAAAGAAATACCATTAAGAAAAGCATTAAAAGATTCTATTATTCAATTATATATAGCTATTTTTTGTATAGCAATATTAATAATAATAGATAATATTACAGGTTTTATATTAACTCTAGGTATTCTCATATTATATTTCAGAATATATAGCGATGAAATAAAGAGAAAAAATGAATTAAATAAAGAAAATTTAAATAAAATGAATTCTAAAGAGTTTAATATAAATAATATAGAAAAAACAGAAAATATAGAAAATATAGAACACGATAGTAATAAATGTAATAAATGCTCTATAGAAATTCCAAAGAAAAAAAATATATTTAATAATCAAGATATTATTCATACACATGGAAATATAGAAGATAATTTTGTACCTTATATATCTGAAGAACATTTATTAGCTGCTCAAACAAATATTATAGATATTAATAATTATAATTCAAATATTGAAAATTCAGACTTTAATAATTTGGATATTAAGAAAGGTCCATTATATAAAATACAAGGTCTTCCAGAAACATCATTAATATTAGAAAAACAAAATAATCCATTAAATAATGAGATTAATGATGAAAATAAAAATTTAGATAATACGCATATACGCGGATATGATGTATATAACGAATATTTAGGAAAATTATCATATGAAATTCTACAATAATACAATAATACAATAATATTAAATGATATTTCTTTTATTCGGAGGAACATAGGGTATATCTAAGAATTTGAATATATCCTCCTCTGTTTTAATTATTTCACTTGTATCAATATGTTTTTTAGTTTTATCTTTTAATCCATATTCTGATAAAGAATATCCTTTTTCCAAAGCTATTTTACGCATGTATATATTAAATGTATAAGAACCTGTAAAATATAGTAACGCAAAATAGTAATACGAAGGTTCTGCTATTAATATATCTATTCTTCTCGCAGGTAAATTAGGAGATAATTTACATAATCCCATAAATTTACTTTTTCCATTTGCGAGAGTTTCTATAATATATCCGGATGACATCAAATTAGAAACAAGTGTTTTTAAATTTAAATCACTACTATTCTTGATAAGAATATCTATATCTCCCATATCTTTATTTTGTCTTCTATAACTACCAACAAGTTCAAATTCAATATTATCATTTGTTTCTTTAAAAATCTTATCAATAATTTTGTAATGTTTTTTTCCTTCACTCATAGGAATGCGAAGAGACATGTCATTATAATATAATAATCCTAATTTTTGCTTATCATTTAATAGTTCATCCTTTCTTTCATATAATTCTTCAAAAGATGTAATTTTATCCATAAGTTCATTTATTTTAACAGGTCCTACACCATATAATTTTCCTAACTGAATTTGTAATGAATATTTTGGATCTTTAAGAGCATTTTCAACAGCACTCATTTTTCCAGTCTCAATTAATTCTTTGATTTTTGTTGATATTTTATCACCAACTCCTTTTATATTTTGTATATCTTCTATATTTGTTATTGGAAGATTTGTCAATTCTATTGAATCAATTACCTTATTATATGCTCGAGCTTTAAAAGGTTCTTTATTCAATTTTTCATATTCTGACAATAGTTTAAGATTTTCAATAATAATATTTTTATAATCTGTTGTTTTAACATCCGTAGTTTGTGTTTTCTTAGGAGGCATTCCACCACGAATTCTACTTATAGTACTTAATTTATTTTGTGTATTATATGTACCAAGAGTGCTAAATTTATCAATATTACCGGTTCGAATACTACGCAAATATTTAATATTTGTTATAGTAGTTGGTTCAGAAGGTAAATATTTGAAAATATCTATATTTAATAAAATAGATATAATAGTATCATTTTTATATATTTTTTTATATTTATTTACCATATTTTTTTTATTTTTATTATACACCTTAATTAAATCACTATTTTGCGAAATTATATCTTTTAATATATTATATTTATTATTTACTTTATCTATTCTCATAACATATTCTTCTTCGTTTATTTTATTTTCTGCCTTATCTATTATAATTTCAATTAAATTATCAAAATAATCTGTAAATACATCAAATATTATATTATTAAAATAAACCATATTAAAATTTGTAGTATTTTTATAATTTGTAGCATTAAAAATTTTTAATAAATATGCCTCTATTTTATTATCATTTATACTATGGAATATATTTTGTTCTAAATTACTATAATCTTTTAAATTTGATGGTAAAACTAAATAATAATTTTCTAATCTTTTATCAGAAAAGTTAAACATATTTACATTAATCATATTAATAAAATCATATGGTTTAACAATATATTCTAATATATTTGGTTCATTTTGAAGTCCTATTATATTAATATGTGTATATGAAAAATAAGTTTTTATTGTATTAATCACATATTGATTATATTTTATTAAAATATCATTATAATCTTTTTGAAGAAGTAATAAAGAACTTATAATTTTATCAATATATTTATTATTCAATAATTTAAATATCTTTTCCTTATAAGATTTATACATAGTAATATAATCATTGTAATATTTTTTAGATATTATTAGATTTTTCTTATAATCTTTGGCAGCATTTATAGAACATAATAAATTATTTAATGAGTATAATTCATAATGTCTTGCTATATTATTAAAATTATAATTTTCTGTATCTACATTCTCTTTATCTTCAACATTTTGTATATAACTTATAAGTTTATTTTTTGAATTAGGATTCATTAAAATACTTAATATATTTGAATCATAATATTTTTTGAAAGCTGTTAATAATTTAACTACAGCACACATAGCCATACGAATATATGTTTCCAATAATTTTTTATCACCATTATTTTTTTGTATACACGATTTACTATATTCATGATTATTATTTTTTATTAATATAAGGTTTGTAATATTTGATATATGAGTTTTATTTTCTAATAATTCTGTTAAATTTGTAAAATAATCCTTCGGATTTATATTTTTAGATACATTTAAATACATATGAATATTTTTTGTTATTGATGATATATTAAAACTATCACATACATTACTATCTTCTAATTGTGTAGGAGATATAGGTGGTAAATTTTCATATTTTTTTTCAGATGGTAATACATATAATTCTGGTATTAATGATTTATGTTTTTTATCTGATTTATCAATTTTATCTGATTTATCAATTTTATCTGATTTATCAATTTTATCTGATTTATCAATTTTATCTGATTTATCAGTTTTATATAATTTATCTGATTTATCTGATTTATCTGATTTATCTGATTTATCAGTTTTATCTGATTTATCAGTTTTATTTTTTCTACTTATTTTAGATTGTTTGGATAAGCCTTGTGATATTTTATTAGTTAAATCAGAAAAATTAAATGTTTCATTTTTATTACTATTAGTACCAACACCACCTTGAATATTTTCATATTCTAATATGTTAGTATTATCATTACCATTATCATATAAAATATCTGTTTCATATACATAGGCGGCTCTTTTTTTTCCATCATTACATTCAAAAGTTATATGGGGTATTCCATAATTATTTCCTATATTATTTGTTTTGTTTATAGACATATCATATTCTCCAAATTTTTTACATTTAATAAATGAAGAATCTATATATGTACCATTAGGTGCTAAACGCATACTATAATGAAATGGTAATTTAGTTTCTTCTTGTGTTCCTTTTTCAATTAAATAAAAATCTATAACAAACATTGATGTTTTATTTAAATTAATCTTCATTTTTAATGTAGGTAATAATTCATCGGCAAGTTTAAGTTTTTCTTCATCACTATCAGATTTTATAATATTATCCCTATATTTTTTAATATTTATATCACTTATTGTATTTCCTGTATATCCACATCTAAATTCAGCATTTATTAAATCAGAAAGAATATCTATTTTTTCTTCTTTACTAAAATATTGATTAATATCTACCATATTAAATTTATCAAAAATAGTATTTTGTGAAGAATATATAACACTTGATATAGAAGTAAGAAAGTTTTTAATTTTTATAGAATAACTTATAAAATCAGCATCTTTAAATCTCGAGAATAATGTAATATTATCAATAGAACCTTGATACATTCTATTATTCTATATATATATTAATTTAATTTCTCAATATATATTTATAATCTGTTGTGATAAATCCATTAAATGAAGAACTTGCCGCAGTAGTATAAGCACCGAAATTTTCTACATATACCCATTCTCCAACTACTAATTCGGGAAGCATGACCTCATTTGCAATCAAATCCATACTATCACATGTAGGACCAAATATTTTGCTTTTATATAATACTTTTTCATTACGTTCATTAAAAGGTTGTATTATAGGAGTATTATGATCAAAATATATACAATTAAAAGAACCATACACACCATCATTCAGATAATATATTATAATTTCTTCTGATTTTCCTGTATCTTTATTAAAATATTGTTCTCGTTTTTTTCCAATTACATTTAATACTAATATATGTGATTTTTCTACAAAATATCTCCCTGGTTCTGCTATAAATTTAATCAGGTCTTCGTCAATTTCTTTACTAAAAAAATCTCTTTGTGCTTTATTAATTGTTTCTGCTATTTGCTCTATATTTATATTATTTTCTGAATATATACCAGGAAATCCTCCTCCAATATCAATTATATTTATTTTAATATTATTTTCAATGGCAATATCATAAGCATCTCTACATGCTTTAATAGCATTATAGTAATTATCCAAACTCCTGCAACCGCTTCCTACATGAAAACTGAATCCTACAAGATTTAATTTCAATGTATTCATCAATGTAAATAATTTTTCTATATTCTCTAATTTACATCCAAATTTAGAATTGAATTGACATATACTATTTGTATCATCAACAGCCAACCTAAGCAATAATTTTGAGTAAGGATGATATAATTTTATCTTATATAATTCTTCTTCACAATCAAAAGTCATCATATCTACATCATTTGCTCTAGCATATTTTATTTGAGAAGACATTTTACAAGGATTGGCAAAAATTATTTTATCAGGATCATTGGTATATTCTATAACAGACTTGATTTCATTTTCTGACGCACAATCAAAATATGTCCCTAGACATGTTAATAAATCAAGAATAACAGGATTTGGATTACATTTAACAGCATAATATGGTTTAATATTTGGAAAATTTGCTACCCATTTTTCATATAATTTAATAATTTCACCTAAATCTATTATATAAAATGGTTGCTCACTTTGATTATTTTTAAGAAAGTCATTTATTATATCATATGTAGTATATTCAATACTAAATAATTTAACATTATATTTTTCTAATAATTGATTATTAAAACTCATTATATGATTTATTTATTCATTTGTTTATATATTTATGTGTATATAATTATAATATATAATAAAAAATAAAGATAATTATCTACCAATATTCTTGGTCACCACCTTCTTCATTACCGCCCATTTTTTTACCTTTTCTTCGTTTTTTTTTTAAAGATAATGTATTAATAACAGTTTTAAAAGGGTTAGTTTCTTTTTTTACTACTCTTTTCCCTTTTTTAGATTTTTTACCTCCTTTTGTTAAATCAGCAGCTTTATTTAATTCTCCTATAAAATTGCCTACAACTTCTTGCGCTTGATTAATTATTTTACGAGCATTTTCTTCGTTATAATAACCTCCGCTTTGTTGCTGTGGTGGAGGTGGTGGAAATTGTGGCATTTGTGACATTTTTTCTACAGATAGGGGTGGTGGCATTTGTTGTGACATTTGTTGTGACATTTGTTGTGGCATTTCTGGCATTGTATTACCCATTCCTACATTTTTTGGCATATTAATAGATACTCCTCCATGTTTTGCTGGTTCTACTATATCATCATCTTTTTCTTCTGTAGCAAAAAAGAAACCACCTTTTCTTACATATTTTTTTGAATTCTTTACTTTGGGTGATTTTTTTGCTAATTTAGATGCCATAGCTTTTTTAGCAGCAACTTTTTCAACTCTTTTAATATATGATGTTAATAATACCATTTCACCATTGCTTTTAACATATTCTCTTGTTCCTTTAGGTTTCATGTATATTACTTTTTTTTTATCATTTATAAAAATAGTTCTTACTTTTTTATAACTCATTACTCTTCTATAAAATAAATAAGAAAATAATTATTTATTCTTAATTATAAATAATAACAAATAAAATAAAGAAATTAAAATAATTATATTTTATTAGATAATATATATATATATATGATTAAATATAATTATAAAAATATACATTTAATTGCAATAATTTTTGTAATTATAATTATAATTATTATATATTTTAGTATAAATTACATTGATAAGAATAATAAGATAATAGAAAAATTTAATTCAGAAAATACAAAATTAATAAAAGCAGATTATTTAAATACAAATGGTAATAGTCCTGATATTCATAATTCTCCTGATAATCAAAAAGATATTAGATATCCTACATTAAATACATTAAAAAAATCAACAGCAACATTTAGACCTTGTCAAATTCATTTTAATAATGATGGTACGAGTAAGTATATATATGAAGATGATTGGAAAGAATTTGACACTTTAACAAGTAAAGAAGATAATAGTGTTTATAATGTTCCTTATAAAAAATTTGGCGTAAATAATCATAATGCTGAAGAAATACAAAATTTTAATGAAACAACTAAATGTTTTAAGGAAAAAAGTAATGAGATTAATTTAAATACTTATAAATATAAATCGAACGATTTAATTAATTATAAAATAGATACATCTATCGATATAGATTATATAGAAAATAATAATAATTATAAAAAATCATTTATGCAAATGAATTTTAACAAACAGCAAAGTGATAGTTCTTTAAGTAAATATAATAATGATGTTATAGATTCTATATGTTCTTACAATTATAATACAAATTTATCATTAGGTAATATTAAATTATATAGATTAACTATAAAACCTCCTGTAGATAATAAAAACAAAAACGAATTTGATTCTAATGCAATAAAAGAAGGTATTATTACAGCGATAGATTATATTAGTATTGATCAAAAAAATAATTCAACCTTTATAGTTGAAAATTATAATACTATAACTTTAAATAAATTACCAGATTTATTAACAGCAGAAAATCTATCTTATTATTCTATAGAAAATGGAAATATTATATATAAAATTGAAAAAAAAGAAGTATCTATAGAAGAATCTAAAGGGTTAAATGTTAAAATATATAAATTTAATCGTAATTATTTATGTAATAGTAATAATATTAAATCATATGAATTAACTAACACAATTCGCTTAAAAACCCATTTAATTATTAATGCTTCGCCTTATAGTTCTGAAGTTATTAATCCTAAAAATTCTATGCCTAATCACTCAAAACTTTCTGACTCAGAAAATAAAGCATTAATTGAAGCAGAAAAAAAGTCGAAATATATGATAAATGGAATTAGTGAAGATATAATTATTAAATCATTAAATGTTGTAATTAAAAATTCATATAACACTAAAGAAGATTTGTTAAATGACATTAAATATTTTATATATAAATTACTTATTATATCTAATAAAAACCTTGTTACAAGTGCTGTTAATTTAGTAAATAAATATGATAAATTTGAACAACAAAAAATAGAATTTATTAATAGTTTTGATAGTATTCAAAAATTTATAAAACTTTATACTGGTAGTAATAAACCTACGGATAAAGCAAGGCTTGATTTATTAAATGAAATAATAAATAAAAAAAACATAGCAATTAATCAAATATATATACATAGATTTAAACATTTAAAACAATTAGATTATGAATTTCCATATACATTAAGTTATACTAATGGAGGAGGTTATAGTAATAATATTGGAGATTATGAAGTTAAAATATATAAACAAAGTGGTACATTTACTTTAGCTCGAGATACAATATGTGATATATTAATAGTTGGTGGTGGAGGCGGTGGCGGTTCTGATATGGGTGGTGGTGGAGGTGGTGGTGGTGTTGTTGAATTAAATCAAATAAATGTAAAGGCCGGTTCTCATAATATTGTAGTAGGAGCAGGAGGAAATGGTGGTACTGGTACCTACTTGTATTATTATTATAAGAATAACTGGTATTATTGGTATTGGAATTATTATTATTATTGGTATTGGTATTATTATAATTATTATTATTATTATGGTAGTGAGAATGGAAATGGAGGACAATCTTCATTTGATTCTTATGTAGCAGATGGTGGCGGAGGTGGTTCGGTTGGTTATTATGCCTATGGTGGCTCAGCAAAATCAGGAGCATCAGGAGGAGGTACTGGTGGTAACTATAGTTCGTTTAATTATGGTTACGGTTCAGGAAAACATGGTCAGGGACATAGAGGAGGTCTTAATCTAAATTATTGTTGTGGAGGGGGGGGCGGAGGAGGTGCTGGAAGAACTGGAGAAGATGGTGCACTTACAGGAGGATATGGAAAACATTCTTATATTTTGGGTAATTGGTTTTATTGGGGTGGAGGAGGTGGTGGAGGAGGATATAATACAAGAGCTGGTAATGGAGGAATTGGTGGCGGAGGTGGCGGAGGTGGATGTTCAGGCTGGGGAAAAGGAAGTGGAGGTTTTTATGCTTGGGACGGCTCAAATGGTTACACTAAAGGTGATGATGGTGAATGTTCTGGTGGAAATGGTGCAGCAAATTCGGGTGGTGGTGGTGGCGCTGGAGGATATTCAGGTTATAGTGGAGGTAATGGAGGTTCTGGTGTAGTAATAGTTAGATATATTAAGATAACTATTACTAATAAAAAAGGCGAACTAACTATATCGAATGTTAATAATAATATAGGAGGAACTCCTCCTAAAATAATAATGAAAAACAAAGATGTAAATGCTGTGGTTAATAATAATAATATTATATTATTAAAAAATAAAACATATATAGTAGATTATGCTTCAAATCAAACAAGATTAAGAGAAGAGATTAAACCAAATGAATATAAAACTATTATTAGTGTTTCTAGTAATGACATTAGAATTAAATATGAACCAGAAGATGAAAATCTTATAAATTATAATAATGCAAGAGATAATACAGAAACTGAAACAACTTTACCAGAAAGGAAAATGACAGAATCTATTGTAAATACTTATAAAATTGCCACAAAAAATCAAGCATATTTAAAAGTAGGAATTATTATAAGAAATGTTAGAGATGCAAACGCACAAAAGTTAGGTTTAATATTTCAAACACATATGAATGGTGGTACTATATTAAAACAAGGAAATGATTATAATATAATAGTACAATCAGAAAATTCAAATAATGCTCAAGATATAATAATTACAGGATATTCAGTTATATTCCTTAGACATATTTCAGGAGATATTTTTATGAAAATATCTAATATAAGTTCTACATTTATATATGACCATACATTAGACCCAAGAGCTGATTTTATAGATATTGAAAGTGATTATATTAATGGAAAAAATAAATTAACAAGTTTACAAACAATAATATCAAATCACGAATCTTCTATTAATAGTTACTATGGATTGAATGATTTTAATAGAGAAAGGCTAATTTTATATAATAATAGAACATATTTCTCAGAAGATAAAGATAATAAATTAACTATTGAAGGTAATCCTAATGATAATAATGGGGCTATGTTAACTCGACTTCAGAACATTTATAATTCTGTTTTAATTTTTAATGCACGTGATTCTTCAAGAAAGCCAGAAATTAAATTTTTGAATAATGTAAAAGTATCAGATTGTATACCTATTTTTAATATAGAACATGTAACATATGAAAATCCTACAGAAAATAAAGCAACTAGTTATGAATCTTCTTTCCATCTTCAAAATGTTTCAAATAATTATGTATATTTTAGATACCCTTATGAATAAAATAAATAAAAAAATAATAAATAAATATATTAGATTAGAATGAATTATAATATGCATTATATAGGATTAATTATTCTATTAATTGTTGTAATTATCACTATTTTATATTTTATTAAAATCAGTAGTGAAAATAATGACATTATTATAGAAAAATATGATACACAGAATATTCAAAAAGTTTTTGCTGACTACTTAAATACTAATGGTAAATCTCCTATTATTCATGATTCACCTGATTCACATAAAGATGTTAGATCTCTTACTATGAATGATTATAAAACATCTACAGCAACTTTTAGACCCTGTCAAATTCATTTTAATGATGATGGTACAAGTAAGTATATATATGAAGATGATTGGAAAGAATTCAATACATTAACAAGCGATGAAGATAAAAGTGTTTATAATGTTCCTTATAAAAAGTTTGCAAATGATAAAAATAATATAAATGAAAATCATAATTTTAATGAAACAGCAAAATGTTTTAAAGAAAAAAATATTAGAATAAATTTAAATACATATAAATATAAATCAAATGATTTAATAAAATATAAACCGGACTCTTATGTTGCTATAAAATTCAAAGATGAAAATGATAAAGACCAAACAAAATTATTTATGCAAATGTTCTTTGATAAACAACTAGAAGATTCTTCGCAAAATAAATATAAGGATGAATCTCTAGACTCTATATGTTCTTATAATTATAAAAGAGATTTATCATTAGGAAATTTTAATTTATATAGATTAACTATAGTACCTGTATCAAATAATAAAAATATACCTATAGATACAAACTCTATAAAAAATGGAATAATAACAGCAATAGATAGTATAACTATAGAAAATGAAGATAATTCTTCATTTAAAATTAATAATAAGCAATTTACAGAAAGTAAACTACCTGAATTATTAGTTGGTATAAATACTTCATATTATTCAATATCAAATGGTAATATTGTATATATAGTTGATAAAAAAGAAGCTTCTGGTGATGATTTAAATGGGATAAATATAAAACTATATAAATTTAATCGTAACTTAGATTGTTCTGATCAGGTTATTAAATCTTACGAAATAGCAGATGTGCGATTAAAATCATATTTAATAATAAAAGCAGAACCTTATATATCTCCTTCAATAAATCCACAAAATCTTTTACCTGCTGATGAAATTATTAGTGAAAATGATCAACAGAAATATATTCCTACTAACTCTATAGAAGAAACTCTTTCGCAAGAAATTAATGGAATTAGCAAAAACATTTTAATAAAAGCATTAAATATTAAAAGTAAAACTAACTATGATACTAAAGAAGAATTATTAGATTATATTCTATATTTTATTTTAAAGATAATTGTTATTTCAAATAGTAATCTTATACCACAAATTATAAAATTAATGAAGGAAAATGAAAAAAATACAGATAGAAAACGTGATTTTTTGAATACTTTCAATAATTTCAAAAAATTTACAAATCTGTATAGAGATAATAAAGAAAGTACTTTAAAGAAAGAAATATTAGAGGATATAAAGAAAAAGAAAAACATAGAATTTGACCAAATATATATGCATAAATTTAAAAAAATAGAACTAATACCACCTGATGAGAAAATACCATTTACATTAGAAAATATTAATGATAAACTATCAAATTTATATATATATACTACAGATACAGAAAATAAACAATTTATAATAAATCAAAATATTAATTGTGATATATTAATTGTTGCTGGTGGGGGGGCTGGAGGGAGAAATCCACAACCTAGTGGTCGTGCTGGTGGTGGTGGTGGTGCTGGAGGATTATTATATTATCAAAATATAAATTTATCTGCTGGAACATATAATATTACAGTTGGAAATGGAGGAGATATAACTAATACTGTTGGTAATAATGGCGGTAATTCATCTTTTCATACATATACAGCTATTGGAGGGGGTGGAGGAGGTTCTGCACCAGAACCTCCATATCATAGTGTAACAGGTATAGCTGGAGGTTCTGGTGGAGGTGGTGGTGAAAGAGGTGGTGGGGGTAGTGGAATAAGCGGACAAGGATATAATGGAGGCGTATCAAACGGACATCATTATTGGGGTGGTGCTGGTGCTGGAGGTGGTGGAGCACAAGGAAGTGGAGGAAACTTTGATAGTTGTACTTATCATGCTTGGTCACAATATTATTGGCCTTATCCACAATGTTCTGTTATAGGGCCAAATGGATATAGTGGAGGAAATGGAGGAGCTGGAAGAAGTATTTCAATATCTGGAACATCTGTAATATATGCTAAAGGAGGCAATGGTGGTTGGTGGAACAATTCAAATACTCCAGTATCAGGGTTACCAAATACAGGAAATGGAGGTGATGGTGCGGGTTTCAAACCAGCAGGAAAAGGCGGTTCAGGTATTGTTATTGTTAAAATAAATACAGAATTAAAAAGATCTCCTTATGATAGTATTAAAAAAGTAGAAAATACAATAAAAAGAAAATTTACAATTTATGGAAATGAATTAAAAATAAATGATTTAAGTTCTAAAATAATTATGAAAGAAAAAGATGTATTATTAACAATAAATAATACAACTAGAGTGACATTAAAAAAATATACTACATATATATTTGATAAAGTTAATTCTCAAGAAATAAGAATTAGGGAAGAAATTGAAAAAGAAAAAATTTTTAAAGAAATTGATTTTGTATATACTAATCCTGGAAATCATACTTTTAAAGTTCCTGCTGATGTTACTAATATATGTATTGTATGTGTTGGTGGAGGAGGAGGTGCAAATACAACTACAAATGATGGTGGAGGTGGTGGTGGCGGTGGTCTAATATGGGTTAATAATCTTAATGTTACACCAGAAACAATATTTAATATTACAGTTGGTGCTGGAGGAAGTCCTGGAGTTGCCGGAGCTTCCTCTGTATTTTTTAATTCAAATATAATAAGAATAGAAGCATATGGTGGCAATACTTCAGGAAAAACAACACATGGTGGAAGAGGTGGTTCATATGGATTATCATATTCTAAAAACATTGATGCTGGAGGTGGAAATGGAGGAAACGGTGGTTCAGGAAGTGTAGCATATGGCGGAGATTGGTTAGCTGGAGGAGGAGGAGGTGCTGGAGGTTATTTAGGAAAAGGGGGAAATGGCTCAACTGGCGAGTATAATGGAAAAAGAGGTGAAAATGGAAAAGGAGGTGGCGGTGGCGGAGGTGGAAGAGGAAATTCAAGAGGTGGTGGAGGTGGTGGCGTAGGATTATATGGGATAGGTAGTGATGGTATTGGAAATACTGATTATAGTCCTGATAGTGGACCAGGCGGAGGAGGAGGGAGTGGAGGAAGTAGTGGAAATGGTATTACTGGTGGTGTATATGGTGGCGGTGGTGGTGGCGGAGATTATATAACAGGAGGTAGTGGTGGAAATGGCGCTGTTCGTATAATATGTACACAAAGCAAAACATTTCCGAATAATGCTGGTGCTACTCAAGGTTCTAGAATTATACCTGGTGTATATAATACTATTGCGACATTTAATACATCATCTATTGAATTATCATATGATACTGAAGATATAGATTTACTAAATTATAATAATGCTATAAATAATAAAGAAATTGACCAAAATAAAGTACAACGCATAATAGGTAAATTGCAATCTGATTCTATTTCTTATGAATATAAAATAGGTACAAAAACAAAAGAAGAATTTTTAAAAATTGGCTTTATGATTAGATATTTATACTCAGAAGCAGAAGATATATCGAAAAATGAGAAAGTAGAAGAATTTAAAAAAATGGAATCTATTATTATATTTATAAATCCAAATGGCAAAGGTAAATTAGAAAATTCTAAAGATTATTACTTTGAAGATACAGGTTTTAAGGATAATGATGTTATAACAATGGGTAGAGTAGTAATATTTAAAAATACTTTTTCGGGCGATATATTATTAAAAACATTCGTAAAATCATTTATATATGATATTACTATAGACCCCGATAAAGAAATTATTAGAGATATTGAAAGTGATTATATAAATGGAAGAAATAATAATAATAGTTTAGTTTCTATAATATCAGCGCATGAAACAAAAATTAATAATTATTTTGGCTTAAATACTTATGATAGTAATAGTAAAAAAATATATAATTTATCAATATATTTTTCTATAAATAGTGAAGATAGAACTATAAAAATTGAAAGATTTACTGATGCTAGAAGAGATATTTTAACAAAATTGCAAAATATTTATAATTCAGTTTTAACATTTAACGCTAATGATGCTTCAAGAAAACCTAAAATTACATTTGTTAATGATAAAAAAGCTATAGATATTATTCCTACATTTAATATAAATAATATCTCTTATGAAAATCCTATAAATAAACATGCCGAAACTTATAATACACAATATTATCATCATCAACCAATTTCAAATAATTATGTATATTTTAAATATCCTTTATAATTATTATTATTATTGTAAAATTATTTTTTTATTTTAATTAAAATAAATTAAATTATTATAAATAATTATATTAGATTAGAATAAATAATATGATTCAAAAATGTTCTATTGAAAATATTAGTAATAATATGCATTATATAGGATTAATTATTTTAATATTTATTGTTATTATTACTATTTTATATTTCATTAAAATTACTAAATATAGCAGCGATAATAATGAAATAGTAGAAAAATATAATACAAATAGTGAATATAAAGTTTCTGCTGAATATTTAAATACTAACGGAACATCCCCTTTAAACCAAGATCATGATTCACACAAAGATGTTAGATCTCCTACATTAAATCTTATTAAAACTTCAACGGCAACTTTTAGACCTTGTCAAATTCATTTTAATAATGATGGTACAAGCAAGTATGTTTATGAAGATGGATGGCAAGAATTTGATACATTAACAAGTCAAGAAGATAATAGTGTTTATAATGTTCCTTATAAAAAGTTTGCCAATGATAATAATAATGTAGGAGAATTTGAAAATTTCAATGAAACTACAAAATGTTTTAAGCAAAAAAATAGAAGAATTAGTTTAAATACTTATAAATATAAATCAAATGATTTAATAAAATATAAGCCTGACTCTTATGTAGCAGTACAATTTAAAAATAATGAAAATGTTGTAGGCTCAGACCTTTTTATGCAAATGTTTTTTGATAAACAAACAGGAGATTCTTCATTAAATAAATATAAGAACTCTTCTCTTGATTCTATATGTTCTTATAATTATAAAAGGGATTTATCATTAGGAAATTTTAATTTATATAGATTAACTCTAGAACCTGTATCAAATAATCAAAATACACCAATAGATCCAAATTCTATAAAGGATGCAATAATAACATCTATAGATAGTATAACTATAGAAAATGAAGATAATTCTGAATTTAGAATTCATAATAAAGAATATACAAATACTAAACTACCTGAATTATTAAGTTCAAATTCTTCATTTTATTTAATACAAAATGGAAACATTACATATAGAATAGTTAAAAATGAATTAACACAAGAACAAATAAACGATGGAATAAATGTTAAAATATATAAATTTAATCGCAACTTAGATTGTTCAGAACCAGTTATTAAATCATATGAAACATCTTCAGCACGTTTAAAATCAGAGATTTTAATATCAGTAGAACCATATATCTCAAATATTATAAATCCAAGAAATTCAACTATACCAAATGATATTATAATTACAGAGAGTGAAATTAAAAAAATTATAGATGATAATGCTGCTATTAAAGGAATTATAAATGAAATGAGTACTGATGTTATAACAAAATGTTTTAGCAATGTTATGAAAAATAGATATGATATAAAAGATGAATTATTAGAATATATTTATAATTTTTCACGTAAATTAATAGCAATATCAAATAGAACTTTGGTATCTGATGTTATAGAATTAATGAAAATAAATAAAGACAATACAGACAGAAAAAATATATTTTTAGATAGTTTTAATACTATACAAAAATTTATACCATTATATCAAACAGGCGATAGAGATAGTATTAGACAAGAATTATTTAATGATTTGGCAAAAGATATAGGTATTGAAAATTATCAAATTTCTTTATATAATTATACAAATTTACAACTTGTTAGATATGATGTACAACCATTTACTTTAGAAAATACCTATGACATTAAAATCTATACTATAGATACTGCTGAAAAAACAATAACATTTGAAAAGGATACTGTATGTGATATATTAATAGTTGGTGGTGGCGGTGGCGGAGGTATGGATATGGGTGGTGGTGGTGGCGGTGGTGGTGTTATTGAATTAACTAATTTTACTATTAAACAAGGTACTCATAGAATAGTCGTTGGTAGAGGTGGTAATGGTGCTCCAGCTGCAGGTACAAATGGACAACCATATGGACATCAGTATACAATTAATGGTACTAAAGGAGAAGATTCTTCATTCGTTGGATATACTGCTATTGGCGGTGGTTATGGTGGTTCAAGTTATCAAGATTATCATTTAAGAGGACAAGGTGGTAATGGAGGTTCAGGTGGTGGAAGTTCAGGATATTGTTATAATGAAAATTCAAATAGAGCAGGTAAAGGTACATCAGGACAGGGAAATAATGGTGGTTATAGTAATGGCCCCTGGCGTGCGGGAGGAGGAGGAGGAGCTGGAGAAGTAGGTGGAGGTCCTTCTAATATAGCTCATGGTGGAAGAGGTAGATTATCAAATATATTAGGTAAACCTTATTATTGGGGTGGTGGAGGTGGTGGGTCTTCTTATACAGAACAAGGAGGTAATGGTGGTTTAGGTGGAGGGGGAGGAGGTGCTGTTGGAAATACTACTGGAGGTGAAGGATATGTTAATGGTTCTCCTGGAGGTGGAGGAGGTACATACTTGATGGCTAATAAACCGGGTGGGAATGGAGGTTCACATACGGGCGGTGGTGGTGGCGGCGGCTCTTATTATAATTCAAATAATAAGGGTGGGGATGGTGGTTCTGGTATAGTAATTATTAAATATCTTAAAATTCCTCAAGTGGTTTCTACATCTACAATTAAAAGAGCTGTTGTTATAAATACTAATAATATACAAGATATTAGTATTCCTAAAATATTTATGAAGAATAAAGATACACAAGTAACTTTAAATGATAATAATATTGTTACTTTACAAAAAAATAAATCATATTATATTCAACCATATTCGTTAAACAATAATAAGAATGCGTTAGTAGAATATAGTCAAATATACGATATAAATGAAAATACTTATAAATATGAATTAACAAATCCAAATTCTGCTAATCAAAAACATGTTGTTACTTTTCCAAATAATACATTATGTCATGTTGTAATAGTTGCCGGCGGAGGCAGTGGTGGAGAAAATGGTGGCTGCGAAGGTGGCGGAGGAGGTGGTGGAGGAGGTGTAGTATATGCTACAGTTATATTTAGAAAAAATGTAGAATACATTTTTGAAATAGGAAATGGTGGTTCTATGGATGGATATAATAATGAAGGAATTATAGTATATTCTGAACCTAATTTTGGAGGCAGATCTTTTGTAAAAGGAGTAGGTAGCTATGATATGTATGGACAAGGACAAGCAAGTATGGGGTTAGCAAATGACGAATTAAGTTCTGTTAAAATTCCAAATGGTTATAGCGTAACCTTATATTACCATGGCCACTTTTCAGGTCCTACAATAACATTAACAGCAGATACTCCATATTTACCAAGCTGGTTTGATAATCAAACATCAGGATTTGTAGTTAATAAAACTTCAAGAACATCAGGAACTGGTGTATCTGGTAATAATTCTTTAATTTATGATAAAGATAAAAAATTTCTTAATATAGTAGCATATGGAGGTGGTGCAGGAGGTATGTATGGAGGTATAGCTGGTGGTTCAGGAGGAGGAGGTTCAGGGCATGGAGGACATAATCCGGCCGGAGGTGTTTTAAATAGAGATACAAATGATGCCTTTGGTGTTATTGACTATATTTCTTATGGTAATAGAGGTGGAATGGGTTATCATGCCGGATATTATGGTTCAGGTGGAGGAGGAGGTGGAGCAGGTAAAATAGGTAATTCGCTTGCATGGGAATCAAAAAGCTACTCTTCTTTAGGTTCTAATGGGTATAATGGTTCTGATGGCGGAGATGGTATTAGTTTAAGTAGCATCAAAGAATTTAAAGATTTAAGAAATGCTGCTAATATAATTTTAGGTGGCGGAGGTGGTGGTGCTTCAGGTATGGATTGTCGTAGAGATTGGAGAGCAGTAATGGGTAATTCTGGAGGTTTGGGAGGTACTGGTGGAGGTGGAAGAGGAGGAAATAGAAATAATCCTCAGCCTGGAGCAATGGGTTTAGGTGGCGGTGGTGGAGGCTCTTCACATGCCGCACCCGCAAGAGGTGGTTCTGGTGTTATATACATATATCGTAAAATAGAATTTAATACAATATTTGAAATACCTACAAATCAGCTTAAAATTACTTATGATATTGAAGATGATACTCCTGTAAATTTAAATAATGCTAGAAACAACAAAAATTTAGTTAATCAAGAACCAATTATTAAAACACCATTATTAAGAAATAATAATAATTATACCTATATGTTAGGAACAAAAACAGATGAGATTAATCCTTATTTTAAATGTAGAATTACTATAACATCTTTATCAGCTTCATTTAATCCTACATTTGCTACAAAATCAGGTAATACTTATGTAACCATAAGTAATACAAATTATGAATTTAAATATATAGAAGATATTAAACCTAATGATATTGTATTAAAAGTATTTGAAGTACTATTTTATAAAAATGTTTCAGGAGATATTTATATGATATTAAATGGATATGCTAATATTTTTAATATTCAAGGTGTTTCTAACGTAAACTCTTTACCAACTATGTATAATAATACTTTATCTCGTTTCCTTTCGCGAAAAGAAACTAATATTAATAATTTATTTGGATTACAAAATTATGATAATATTGTTCAACAAAAAATAAATAATAGAGTTAGAATTTTTATAGATAGTAATAATTTAATGAATTACACGGGTCTTAGAGATGATGATGCTTGTAGAAAATTACCAGCATTAAAAGAAATTTATAATGCTCTATATCTATATAATTCAAAAGATGCGTCTATTAAACCTACTATTAAATTTAATAATAGTAAAAAAATATTAGAGATAATAGGTGCTTTTAATATTAATCATGTTTCTTATGAAAATCCTATAAATAAACAGGCTGTAAATATGGAATCTTATTATCATCCACAACCAATTTCAAATAATTATGTATATTTCAAATATCCAGAATAATAATATATTTATTAAATAGTATAATGGTTGTAAAATATTCTGGAATAGATATGGTTTTAAGTGAAAATAATATAAAAAATAAGCAATCTAGTATTTCTATGCAATCTAAAAAAATTGCTACTACATTTTTAAAAAATTTAAAAACATCTAATGATATAATTAAAGAAAATAAAAAAAAAGGTAATAATATCATAGGATTAGTTAAATTAAAAAATAAGGCAAATCCAAATTCTTTTGATAATTTCATTAGTAAATTATTAATAAATAACAAAAATAATAAACCATTTAATTTTGTTTCTGCTGAATCAAATATACACAAATCTAAATTATAATTTCTTTACTTTTTTTACAGGCTTTTTATTATGAACCTTTTTCTTTTTATTATCACCTCCCTTTAATTGTTTATTATATCTCAGAGATTTCCAAAATCTTATAGATACGCGATTTAAGAAAATTTTAAAATGAGTATTTACTAAATCAAAAAAGTCATTATTTGTAATAATATTATAATTATCGCTATCAATAAAAGGAGAACTTTGTGGTGTTATATTTGGACGTCTGCTTGTTGAATATAAAATATATGCCTCTTCATTCATAATATTTATAAGTTCTTGTTCATGAGAATTTAAAGATTTTCCATCAAATATGTTTTGAATTCTTATTTTCTTAAATATTTTATTTGGAGTTGAATCATAAATAGGAACTCCATCTTCACCACTATCATCCCATTGCACTATTTTATGTATTCTTTTTATATTATATAATAATAAATATTTTAATACATTTCTATAAGATTCTATGCCTGTACCGCTTCTTATTTCAACCATTGATATAGCATCTTTATTGTTATCTAATAAGGCAGCAAAATATTCACGTGGATTATAATCATATTTTTTAGTAACAAAATTAGGTATTCCATTATAATCTCCCCATAATTCATCTAAATCTCGTAATTCATTTTTAGATCTTGACCATATTAATATTGAAAAAGGTATTTTTTTTCTTTCAGCATCTCTGTATTTTATCCATGATGGAACAAAATAATCTGGTAAAATTTTTCCTATTTGTTTATCATTTAATGTAGGGTCTTCTATCACAATTTCTAAATCTTCCTCTATTTTTATTTCTTCAGGTGTCATATCATATATACTTCTTCTTACTTGTTCAGGAGCAGCGAACATGTTTCTATTTGTTGCCGCCGGAGATACATAAGGTTGTTGTGATTGCTGGAATGAAAATTGTGACTGAGGTGATAGTTGAAATGGTAAAGGTGATATTCGCGATTGTTGGGGAGGTGTTGAACCTCGCATTCTTGCTCCAGCTTCTTCATTTTCAATAGTACGAATCATTGCTTGTAAAGCAGGTGCATGATAATATCCACTCATTTATCTATTATTGCGAGATATTAAAAATTGATTACTAATTATAATATATTTGTAATTATGGATTATATTGATATAGAAAATATAGTAGAAAATAAGAAAACTATTATTAAACATCATAATGATTATAAAAATACAATATATACAGAAGAAGAGTATAATATAGTTTCTAAAGAACTTATTGACAATATTGAAAATATACAAAATGATAAAGATGTCATTAAATTTCAAAAAGATATTCAGAAAAAATATAAAATATCTTTATCAAAATCAAATCTAATATATTTTTATAAATCTTTGAATTTAAATAACAGCAATTTGAAAAAACTAATTACTAAAAAAAAATCTAAATCAAATTCCGGCGTTGTAGTAATTACAATTTTAACATCCGGTTCTCCTGAATATATTGACGATAATGGCATTAAGGTAGTAGGAAAGTTTAGTTGCAAGCATAATTGTGCTTATTGTCCTAATGAAAAAGGACATGAAGGTAATAATTGGGTAGACCAACCTCGCTCATATTTATATAGTGAGCCTGCAGTTTTAAGAGCAAATGAAAATAACTTTGATCCAATTTTACAATTTAATTCTCGCGTAGATACTTTAATTAAAATGGGGCATGTAGTAGATAAATTAGAATTAATTATATTAGGAGGTACATGGTCTAATTATCATAAAAATTATAAAGATAAATTTATACGAGAAGTTTATTATGCTGCTAATACTTATTATGATAAAAGAGATATATTGTCTCTTGAAGAAGAATTGTTATTAAACGAGACCGCTAAAATACATATTATTGGATTAACATTAGAAACACGTCCTGATACTATAACACTTGATGAAATTAAAGAATTTAGAAAATATAATTGTACGCGTGTTCAATTAGGTGTTCAACATACAGATAATGATGTTCTAAAAAAAATAAAAAGAGGTCATACTATTGAAAAAGTGTATTATGCTATTAAATTGTTAAAAGATAATGGTTATAAAGTAGATATTCATTTAATGCCAAATTTACCGGGTTCTTCTTATGAATTAGACAAGCAAATGTTAGATAATTCTTTATATGATGAGAGATTACAAGTAGATCAATATAAGATATATCCTACAGCAATTGTTCCATGGACACAGATAAAAACATGGTATGAAGAAGGTTCTTATGTCCCTTATGATGATTATTTGTTATTCGAACTTATTAAAGAATTTAAGAAAAAGGTTCAAAGATGGAAAAGACTTAATAGGATTATTAGAGATATTCCATCTACTTATATTAGCGGCGGTTATAAGGATAAATATGTAAATATGCGTCAATTATTACAAGATGATATGAAAAAAAATAATTGGTGTTGTAATTGTATTAGATGTCGTGAAGTCAAAGATAATAATGTTAATTGTGAAGATATAAGAATTGATATTGAAACATATAAAGCTAGTTCAGGAGATGAATATTTTATATCATTGATAACTGATAAATATCTTATTGGTTTTATTAGACTTAGATTAGTAAAACTCGAAGATACTAAAGAACAATTAGATGTATTGAAAGATGCCGCACTTATTCGCGAATTACATGTATATTCAAACATGAGTGACGTAGGAAATAATATTGAAAATTCTTATCAACACAAAGGATATGGAAAAAAATTATTAGAAACAGCAGAAAATATTTCTAAAACACAAGGATATAATAAAATTGCTATAATTAGTGGTACCGGAGTTAGGAATTATTATAGAAAGAATGGATATAATTTAATTGATACATATATGATTAAAATTATTTAAGTAATTCCTTTACCTCTTTTAAACTTATCCATTTCTCGTATAATTCATAATCATTTCCATATGATATTAAAAATTTATCCTTCTTTATATTTTTAATCCAATATTTATTATTTAATTGCATACCAATATAATCATTCATTTCCATATTTTTCTCATTAGTTCTTTCTTTTAATATGTAACTATATTTATTATTATCTAAATATTTTCCATGTATTCTTATATATCCATTTGAATAAAGAAGAACTTCACTAACTGCATTTCCACGATTATCGCTATCTATTTTATTTTTTTCTTTCAAATAATTTACATTACTATAAGAAGTATCAGCACTTATAGCAGTAATATTTTTATCACGAATTACTAATGGACAATCGCCATGAGGTTTATGTCCTGTTATTATATTTTTAATTCCATATTTGTTTAATATTTTACTTACATTTTTATTGATATATTTTCCATTCCCTTTTTTTAAATTGTTTGCATGTACAACAGATATGCTTTTATCCTTCGGTATTACATAATCAATAATATTGTATGCTTTTCTTTTTTTAGTAATTCCTCCAATTGTTGGATTATTTATATATTCATTTAATTCTTTATGAAACCAAGAATTAAGTTCATTTACCCAAATATTAATATCGTCAATTTTATTTTTATTTTTTGGTATTTGTCCAATATTATATTCATTTATTGCTCCATGAACAAATATATGCTTGCCAAATATATATGCAATTTGTCCTTGCATTAAATATTTTAATATATAATTATCATTTGATAATTCTATGTTTTCAGGAAATGGCATAACAGAATTTACAAAACTAGATATTACATCTGTATCTGTTATTTTACTAATATTTTTTTTTAAAATTATAGATAATTCTGCTCGTCTTTTTTCAAAACCATCTTGAAATCCCATATTAGATTCTATTATATATTTTAATCTATTTTTAATATTTAATTCGTAATTATTTTCTTTTAAATATGTTTTTAATGTAATACGTTTATTAATATCTGTCCAATAAGGATAATTATCATATTTTTTTAGAAATATTTTTTCATTTTTATAAGTTTCAAATAATTCAGAAGGAATGCGTAATTTATTAGCATCTCTATTTCCTATTATAAATATAACACGTTCAGGATAATCTTCTTTAAATTTTAGTAATATATTCACAAATCTAATATCTGCTAGTCCTTTGTCTTGAGTATCTCCACCATATACAAAGATACTATCGTTCTTTTTAAATTTTAATCTATTTTTTTTATCATTAGTCCATTCAAGTATTTTGGATATATTAACATATTTATTAAAATAATCCATATTTCCTTCAACATCAGTAACATATCCACAAACCTTATATTTACATTCTTTTGAAATAGAAACCTTTCTTGTATTTTTATTATCACCTCCGCCTATATATACTCCCCTAGGTTGTAGAGCATTAATACTTAAATTAATAGGTGGAGGTGGAGGTAGTGGTGATGTATCAACTTCTGCTGGTGCTGCTGGTGCTGCTGGTGCTGCTGGTGCTGCTGGTGCTGCTGGTGCTGCTGGTGCTGCTGGTGCTGCTGGTGCTGCTGCCGGTGTTGCTGTAATTTGTGTTCCTTCTGATGCTCCTGCTGGTGCTTGTGGTGCTGCTGCCGGTGTTGCTGTAATTTGTGTTCCTTCTGATGCTCCTGCTGGTGCTTGTGGTGCTGTTTGTGCTGATATTGTTGATAGTTCTTCTGGTGCTATTGGTGTTTGTTCAGGTAATGCTCGCGTTTCTGTTGGTGCCGGTAATGCTAGTTGTTCTGTTGGTGCCGGTAATGCTTGTGGTTCAGATGGTCCTGATGATGATGAAGATACATTTTCAATTATCTTTTCTTCTTTTTCTCCTACAAAATATGTTTTAAATTTAAAAACACTTTTATATTTAATACCTTTAGCATAATCAATTAATGATTGGCCTTCTAACTTTTTTCCATCTAAATAAAATTCATTATCTCTAAGTTCAGCTAATTTATCATTTTTACCTGTCTTGTTATATGGACTATCCCAATATGTAGTTACATATGTTCCATCTGGCGATTTTTCAGCTTTAATTTCATTTGTATTAACATTTATACCTTGACTTGTCCAAAATTTAAATGCGCCTTTAGTGGTTCTAATTTTTTCAACATCATTTTCATTGAATATAGGACTATCAAATGTATTTTTTTCTTCTTCATCTGAAGTAACTGAAGGTTTATCTATAGTTTCTTTTTTTGGTTCTTCAGGAATAGAAGAGGTATTTTGCATAGAAATTCCATCTAATTTTGTTTTGTAAATATCTATATATTTATCTATTTCTGCTGTCTCTTTTTTACAATATTGTTTTAATTTATAAATACTTGATATATTTTTAGTATAATTTTTATTGATTAAATTAAGTAAAAGTTTTTTTATATTAATTAAAATAATATTTAATGATTCTTGTATATCTTTTTCATTACTTTCATCTTCTTTTAATTCTTTTATTTTATTTAGAGTTTTTTCAATATCATTTTTAATTTTACTAATACTTTTTTCATCATAACTATTTATTTCATTTCCGTCTATTGATAAAAAATTTTTTATTGCATCTATATATATTTTATTATATTTATGAATCCCTTTTTTATTAATAGTTTCAATATCAGAATCAAATGTAGATAGTAAAATATCTTGCCATGAAGGGGCTTTCCAATTATCTATTTTATCATTTATAGTGTTTAATTTTTCCTTTAAATCTTTAATATCTATTATTCTATCCTTATCAACATTTGCAGTAGCCATTAAATGTTTTAATTTACCCAATGTATTTTCTACATCTCTTTTTAATTCTTCCTCATCTATATTATCATCTGTTACATATTTATCAAATATTTGAAAATCTCTATTTATTTTATTTCTTTTTTCATCATTAGTATCTAAATCATCATCTGTTATAAAATTTAGATATTCTGCTATTTTTTTTAAATCATTTTGTTCAGTTACAATATTATATTTATTTATTATTTGCAGTATTGGTATGAAATAATTTTTAAATATATTTTCATAAAATTCTTTATTAATTAATGTAAGATATCTTGATTTATCATATTTTGATGAATATGAAAAAATTTTATATTTATTATTTAAAGAACCTTCTGTTGTTTTAAGTTTATTTATAAAATTATTACATAAATGTAATAATTTCTTTTGTCTTTCTATAAATATAATTTCATATTTACTAATTGCCGAATAGATATCCTTTATTTGATATGTTAAAGATAAACCCGGATTATTACCTCCTTTATATATTTTTTTTGATTTTTTAGGTTCTTTAGGTTGCTTAGGTTTTTTAGGTTGCTTAGGTTCTTTAGGTTCTTTAGGTTCTTTAGGTTGCTTAGGTTCTTTAGGTTCTTTAGGTTCCTTGGGTTCTTTAGGTTGCTTAGGTTCTTTAGGTTGCTTAGGTTCTTTAGGTTGCTTAGGTTCTTTAGGTTCTTTAGGTTCCTTGGGTTCTTTAGGTTCTTTAGGTTCTTTAGGTTCTTTAGGTTCTTTAGGTTCCTTGGGTTGTGTTTTATGTTTTGTTTTAATCATAAATTAGTAAAACTATACTATTATATATTAATATAAAATAGATTTACTAAAAATTATATAAAACTATATTATTATATTAATAAATAAGTATAAAATGGACGACAATCAAACTAAGAACAATATAGAAAATAATAAAAAATGTCCTGATACTAAAAAAGTTATCTCACTATTTATTTCTTCTATTGACGAGAATACCATTTATTCATTAGATGAATATAAAAAAATTCTAAGTATTTCTTATAAAGAAGCTAATAAAAAACTGAAAAAAAGATCACAAGTTTCTAAAAACACAGAAATATCTAATGGTGGAGAAGGAACAGAGGGAACTGAATGTGAAATTTGTGTTAAAAGAGAGCCTTCTAAATATAATATTTTTGTCAAAGAAGAAATGTCAAGACTTAAAGAAGCAAATAATGAAATTCCTTATAAAGAGCTTATGAAAATGGCAGCTAAAAATTGGAATGAACGTAAAAATATGTCTTAATATAAATTATTAACATATTTATCTAATTTTTATTTAGTTAACATATATAATAGTATCATAGCAACAATTAATATTAAAAATATTATAATAAAAATACCTACAGATATTACAGGTGTCAAAATAATTGCTATGAATATATTTACAATTATAGTTATAAATATTAATAGATATACTGGAAATCCTTTTACATTATAAAAAGAATCTTCGTTGTTTTTCTCAGATATTTTAAAAGAATTATTAGTTGAAAAAAAATTATTAAAAATACTAAAAAAACTAAACATACTAAACATACTATTTGAGGAACCGCTTCCATTACCGCTATTTAATACTAATGGTGTATTTGTATTATTAAAAGATGGCATATTATTTATATTTGGTTTATCTATCATAAAATTTTGTAATTTATTACAAGGCGATTTAATATATTTAAGCTTATCATTTAAATTAAAACAATTAATATTTGTAAGCTTATCACTTAAATTAGAACAATTCATATTTCTAAGTTTATTATTTAAATTGATACAATTATCTTCAGCAAACATTAATTATTATCTTCTTATATTATATTCTTATTTTTAATTATATATATTCAATAATATACTAAGAACTATTTATATATATATATATATTAGAATATATATGACTAATATTATAGAAACTTTTGCTATAATATTGACAATAATTATTAGCACAATAATTATAATATGGTTTATTAACAAAAAAGATGCTTTAGATATAAATTATAATAATATTGTGCCATCTTCTGCTATGACAAAAAAAGGTTCTGGAAGTTCTGGAAGTTCTGGAAGTTCTGGAAGTTCTAAAAATAACAATGAAGAAAAAAAATGTACTACAACATGTGATGCTCTTGATCCTGTAAGTGATCCGAGATATAATATGCAACAAATAATAAAACAATCTATTTTATTGGAAGAGCATTTAACAAATAAAAATAAGAGATGTCGCGATTGTATTACAAAGCATTTCTTACATATTATAGGATTGGCTGAAGAAGCTGAAATGTTAGCTACTAAAAATATAAATAAATATCCTCTTATTAACGAATCTGTTATTTTATACAATGAATTATTTAAGGTATGGATTAAAAATAAACATTTAAATAATTCTAATGAAGATTACATTTTATATTGTACTGATAAATTACGTAATCATAGAAAACAACTTATCGTAATATATTTTTTTAATGAAAAATATAACATATCAGAAGCAGAAAATAAAAGATGATATGTAATTATCATTTGAAATATTTTATAGTTTTATTTAATGTAGCATGTTCCAATACTTTTTTAATAACTACTATAGCGCTATTATGAGCTTCTAAGTGATCAGGATGTATTTCCGAACCCATATCAATATTAGGATAAGAACATGGAAATGTAGATACATAAGTATTTAAAGTAGAATATATAGCAACATCAGCTACTATTTGATATTCACATGACGAAAAATCGTATTTTTCATTAATATAAAATTTATTTACTAATTTTTCTGCTCCTTTACGAGATATAATATACATACCAGCACATGGAAGTAAATATTGCCATTTAATAAAATTAATATTATTTTTAAGAAACATAAGATTATATAATATTTCAACAGTATTTCCATAAGATACACATAATTGCAATAATTCAGCTTCACTTGGAGCATCTCTTATTAAACTATCATAATCTATATCATAAGGAATAAACATGTCATCTTCCATTATTACAAACCATTCATTATCAGAATTATCTAATCCTGTTTTAATAGCTTTAATATGGCTTGATATACATGCAAATTCATATTCGCAATTAACACAACCAGGATGTTTACATGTTAAAGGTCTTTTATTTTCTAATACATCATCAAAATCTAATGGAGTAATAGCACTTACTCTTACATTTTCTATATTTTTTTCTTTAAACTGATTTTCCATAAATTCTCTACGCATTGTACTTTTATCTAAATTTATCCAATAATGTATCATAATGTATAATAATGTATAATAATGTATAATAATTATTATTAATCTAATAATCTTATATAATCTTATATATGTGATATACATATTTTATTGTGGTATAGTAGTAATAATATTTTTGTTATTATAAGTTAAATGAAGTTGGAATTAAAAAAATTCGATCCTACTAAAATAAAAAGTGATTCTGTTGTTGTATTCATTGGCAAAAGAAATACTGGAAAAAGTTATTGTATGAAAGATATTCTAAGTTATAACAGAGATATTCCTGTAGGTGTTGTAGTTTCTCCTACAGAAAGAGCTAACGGATATTTTGAAAAATTTATTCCAAAAATGTTAATATACGATGAATTAGAAGAAAAAATAGTTAGTAAATTTTTATCGCGACAAATTAATATTACAAAAGAACGGAAAAAAGAATTAGAAACACATGGTTCGTCTAATGTTGACCCACGAGCATTCTTGATATTAGATGATTGTATGTATAATAAAGCTATTACTAAAGATAAAAATATAAGATGTATTTTTATGAATGGAAGACATTATAAAATTTTTTTGCTTATAACTATGCAGCATGGTCTCGGATTGCCACCTGATCTTCGCTCAAATATAGATTATGTATTTATATTTAGAAATAATATTGTCAAGGAAAGAGAAAAGATATATCATCATTATGCTGGTATGTTTCCAACATTTGATGTATTTAACCAAGTTATGAATCAATGTACGGAAAATTTTGAATGTCTTGTAATAGACAATAAAATACAATCAAATAATATTAATGATAATGTATATTGGTATAAAGCACAAGATAGCAATTATAAAATGTGTTCTCAAAATCTATGGGAAATGCAGGCACTTCAAGATCAACGTGATTTAATGGGTATTAGTAATGAAGACGAAGAAGATGGCGAAGATTTTGATCCAGGTGTTTTTACAAAAAAAAAGAACTCAAAAACAATTAAGGTTAAGAAAAATCAAAAATATTAATATACATATTTTTTATTAATTACTTTATTTGAAATATATTCAAATAAAGATAAGAGAGATAGATATATTTATTATTAAAGAAATATTATGGATATTATGGATATTATATTATTTAATGATGTATGTTTCTTTGATAGAAATAAAACTATTATTTATGGACAATATAATAATAAGTTTACAAAAATATATTTAAACTATAATTTTAAGGTAATATTCTGTGAAAACAGAGATGACTTTTATATTGAAATTTATGAAAAGATAAATTATATTGATAATATAACATTTGTTAATGATCAATTTAATATTATTAAAAAAAATATTATTTTAAAATTTCCATTTGAAAATTGTAATTTATCTCTGGATTCTAATTCAGTTATTATTAGCACTATGTGCAAGGATTATTCTTCAAGATTAGAATAATGGATAAACTATAATTTAAATTTAGGATTTTCTGCTATTGTTATATTTGACAATGATGAAAATAAAAGTAATAAAATAAATGAACCTTTAGAATACAGGCAAAATAATGGTACTATAAGTGATATTTGTAAAAAATATAAAAATAAGGTTTTTCATATAAAATATAATTATCAACCAATTGGTAATAATCATTATGATACTATTCAGAGAATTTCATTACATATTGGAGTAAACGCATTTCGTAACAAATGTTCTAAAATTGCATTAATAGATGCTGACGAATTTATATATATTCCTAATAAATCTAATATAATAGATTTTTTGTCAAATTACAAAGGTCAAACAATAACTATTAAAAGTAATATATTGACTAATAAATCAAATAATGATATAATTAATAATAATATACTTGATATATGCTTATACATAGGAGAAAATAATTATACAAAAACTATTATAGATACAAATCAAATAAAACCTCTGGAATTTATTATTACGCCGCATAGACACCCAGAAAATATATTATTAGATAAGGATACAATTATATACTATCATTGCTGGGTAAATTCACGATATGAATATGATACAACTATGCAAAAAATAAATTTATCTTTAAAAGATTATATTAAATTATATTAAATTATATTAAATTATATTTATCTTTTCAATATAAATGTTAATTTATTAGGATACTTTGATTGTATAATATAATTCACTTTTACTATTAAAAAAACTTAAGTTTTTTACTTTTTGTTGTTGAATTACTTTCTATATGTATTTCTTTAACATCTTGTGTTTTGTTTTCTTCTTCTTTACTTTTATAATTGTTGCTTTCCGTAAATACTTTATTGTTTTTTTCAATATTAATATTTGTTTTATCATCTTGTACTTCTTTTTTAACATTAATAGGAAGCAAATATTTATCTTGTTTTATATATTCTTCATTGGTAAAACTCTCCTCTTTTTTTTTATAAAACTCACTTTCAGTATTTGATATTTCATTTTTATATCCTCCATAATCTTTATTACTTATTTCTCTATATTCACTTTTGTTTTTAATTGTATCTATATTATTTATTTCATTTGATACATCTGATACATCTGATAAAAGGATATTAATATTATTAATACTTGTAATACTTGTATCTCTTCCTGAACTTTGATAACTTACAGGTAATTCATTTATAACTTCTTCATCTTCTTTAATAGATTTACTATCTTGTTTGTTATAGTCTTCTATTTTTGCTTCATTAACCTCTACTTTATCATCAAATTCATCTTCTTCATTTTCTTCATCTTTTTTTTTCTCTACTTTATCATCTTCATCATCTTCTTCATCATCTTCTTTATCATCTTCTTTATCATCTTCTTTATCATCTTCTTTATCATCTTTTTTTTTCTTTACCTTATCATCTTCATCTTCTTCATCTTCTTCATCATCTTCATCTTCTTCATCTTCTTCATCTTCTTCATCTTCTTCATCTTCTTCATCTTCTTCATC